GTGCGGTCAATGCACATCTTGAGCGCTGCCATCTGGCCTGGGTGGTCATCATTGAGCGCAATCTCAATCACCTTCTGCGCCACATCCTTGCCACCAGACCGGATCATTAACTCCTTGAGTTCTTTGAGGCGCTGGTGGTCTGTCTTGGGCAATACCTTCGGTGGGTTGTTCGCATAGCGCTGAATGGTCATCTTGACCGAACCCTTGGGGCGGCCAGGCTTTTTCTTTCTCTCTTCGGTTGCAGGGGTGAATTCCACTTTTTTCCTTTCGGGAAGATGGGTTTGATGGATTCTAGTCCATTTTGCTTTTTCGGTGGGTGGGGTGTACCTACAATTATCACGGCGAGGCCGACCCCCTCCCCCCCCATGCAAACGCGCCCAAAACCAAGGGTTTTCCCGATTCTACTTTATACAACGACCATTATGTTAAGTTGAGGCAAAGATATCCACAGATATTTGAATACTTTGTTGGTACTCGCCAAGTTATCCACCGCAAACTGTGGACAAGTTGAACAAGACCCTTGTGGATAACTGGGTTCGAATCGGTTTGAATCGGGGCGGGAGAAAAAAGGGAAAGAGGCTGTGGGTGCATTCCACGCATACCTGACCACCAGTTATAACATTTCGTTATAACCCAAAAAGTTCTTCGCAAAGCATCAACGCATACCAAGCAAACCATGCCTAAAACGCATCAGAACGATCCATACGGCGTTATTGCCCTTCACCCTTGTACTGCCCTAGAAAATCGATTAAATCCATCTCGGGGCGATATCCTGCGTTCCAGAGGACTTGGTAGGTATCAATGACATTACGAAACCCAATCGTAATATTGCCAGAGCCAGCGCAGGCCAAGACCATTTTGTCTGGCATCGTTAGCTCACGATAGAAGTATCTGGAATTTATGCTTGGCGGCCTGCCATTGGCATTAGCCATAAAACAACCCCCAAAAAAATGGGTACTCACGCCGTAAGGCGCTTTCCCCGAAGGCGCAACAATCAATGGCAACTGCGCGCACACTCATCTTATCACCTCAATCTCAACGGCGTACTCGCCTGGCCTGCCTGACCTTTGGACATACTGCCAATCAATCAAGCCATTGCCATCATCCACGCCAAGCCAATCAGCGACACCATCCCTGACCGCCTTAAACCCAGACTGCAAATTATCCCCATCCAAACGCCTTGGCGCGACTCTGGTCAAAACCACAGTAACAGGCAACATCTCCAAACCAGAAGATTGGGACACGGCAGCCAAGCTCATCCGAGTCCGAGTTCTATGATCCCTGACCAGCTTGGCTTTAACCGCCCAATGCATCCTCATGTTCGCCACACTGACAATTTTCATGTTCATTCTGACCTCAATCATGCAATGGCCTTGTCTAGCACTCTGTTAACTGCTCTGGCTAACGCTGGCCTAAACTCTTGAAGCGACACAAAATGCGGATGCAAGGCAAACCTTTCCCCATTCCATGAAAGCCTGTAGTTCGCCTTGCCTGGCACTACGCCATCAGCCACCAACTTAAAACTTTGCCACGGGCTATCCGCATCAGGCACTTTGGAATACAACATCCAACCGATCCCATCAAACTTTCCCAGATCACAAACCTTGGCCCACATCTGCTCTTCTGGTGGATTTCCGCACCACATTTTTACCTTTTTCGATCCCATCTCAATTCTCCTTAAAAACAGCCAAAAATCCAACTCCGTGTACCGAACCGACTTTTGTACCGAAACCCGAAGGGTTTATATACCCTTTCGGTACGTTTCGGTACATCAGAGAGGTCGGTCGTCGGTACATTTCGGTACGTTTCGGTACATTTCGGTACACGCTTCGGTACATCAAGCCTATGTACGTTCTGTACCGACTTCGGTACATTTCGGTACAGTTCGGTACATCCCAGAGTTCTCCAAAACCATGTTCTTTTTAGCCAAAGCCTCAAGACATTCCTTGAACCTTCTGGCATTCAGACCATGCCCTTTGGCGCTATCTCGCCACTCATCATAGTCCACCATTGCCGCAAAACCCTCAATCCCATCACTGGCTCTCTTGACCTCAATGGCGACCAAACAGTTCAGGGCAATGCGCTGGTTGCCTGACAGGACTACCCTCTTTTGGATGTTACCCATCAGGCCCGAGATGTCCACTGCCGTCAAATACGCACCCCGAACTGGCGCTCCATTCTTGTCTTGGATGGGCAAATCAACCTGAGTGATCTGAAAGTTCTTGGGCGCAGGCATCTCTGCATCCTTCATCTTTTTGGATTCAAAGGCTATGGTTTTAGTTCCACTGTCCAGTTGGCAGCGATACTCCGCATCAAGCGCACCCTTGAGGGCTGTGCTACCTCTAGACCTATCCTTATCAGCCACGCCAGAGTGGTGAACCACCAGAACGCAACATTTCCAAGGTTGGCGCAAATAGACATCCAAGTGCTGAATGAACGCATTCATATCTTGGGTTGAGTTCTCATCGCCGCCATGATTTCTGGCTAAAGTATCAATAATGATCAAACTTGGAGTTGTGCCTGCTTGCGCTGAGAGTTCCTTGATGCTCTCAGCCACAACTGCCGCCTCTGTTGCATCGTACAGCTGCGCTGCCCTATGGCTCTTGTACAAAGGCGCACCATCAAGAGTTTGCCCATTACCTAGCTGCCATGCCTTAAACCTTCTAGCCAACCCGTTATGGCCTTCGCCTGCGATGTAGAACACTGATCCTTGCTTGACATCATGCCCATGCCACGGCTTACCAGTTGCCACACAGCAAGCAATGTCGATGGAGACAAACGACTTACCGCCGCCTGGGTCACCGAACACCTGCGCTAGGGAGTCACTCTCAATGTAGTCATCGACAATCCAGTTGATCTGGCTCAGTTGCAGACTGTCTGCCCGAGAGAACTCAAACGCTAACTTATCCCGCATTGGGCCAGCTACGCGCTCAATCTGCTCTTTGACCGCATCCAAACCTTGCAAGCAGTGCAGATCGTTAAAGTCTGTTGGTTTGTTGTCCACCATGTCAGACTCCCCAAATGATGGATAAACAATCTCCCCAAACACCAGTGCCGCCGCCGCACGACCCTTCGCAACGCCAGGGTTGCCCTCTGTGAACTGATCATTGTCTGCACCAATGATGATCTTAGACCCCAAGAACATCTCCTTGGCACTCTTGGCTACCTTGGCTAAGTTCCCACAATCAAACGCCACAAGGACTGTGTAGCCCGTTGCCTCATGGATTGAAGCGCAAGTGGCAAACCCTTCACCAACGAAGACAATCTTCCGGTTACCCCTGAGTTCATAAAACCCACCCTCAATCTTGCCACCCTTCAAGAACCGCTTGTTGCCATCCGCATCAATGGTCTGATAACTCAGGATTTCCCCTGCCTGGTTAATCACTGGCACAACCAACCTGCCTGCACGATCAATCTTGATCCCATGCGCCCCAACGTGCTTCCTCACAAGGTAGGGATGATCATCACTGGCATCTGCATACGTCCCAACCTCATCCTCTGCCCTCTCAGCAGCCACCGCCTGACTCGCCAACCTGTCTGCATCCTTCTTGGCTTTGACCTCTGCCAACCACTTATCATGCTCAAAGCGCTCAGTGAAAGACATTTGCTTGCCAGTGTCTGCTATCCATTTGGATTCAAACACAGGCTCTTTCCAGCACCCTGCAATGCCCACAGGCACTTTGCCACTGGAGTGCAAGATGTACCAACCATCAAGCGCACCCTTCTTGGAAGATACATGAGCCACCCTGTGAATCTCACCATCTGCGATGATCTCTTTGATCAGCAACCCACTAGCCTCGCAGTGCTTCCTGAACCCCTCTTCTGGGTTGATCAGGTCTTGGCTCTCTGTGGCAGCCGCAAAGCCGTTAGGGAATATTGTTGTTAGGTTAGTCATTTAATGTTTTCCACTTCTTGTATTCTTTTGCCAATCCAGTTCATAACTGGAACTGCCATACTATTTCCCAATGCTTTGTATCTTGGGCCATCAGGGGTTTGCTTTCCCTTTGGTTTAATGTCGGTGTAATGGTCTGGAAATCCTTGGAGTCTCTCGCACTCGACAGGGGTTAATCTGCGAACCGCCATAGATTGCATTACAGTTGGGCCACTATGAGTCGCACTTGTAGCGTCTGCCGTAAATGTGCAAGCAATATCGCCTGTAATTGTGCAGTTATATAGGTCTGTGCCTAGTGGCTGGACGATGGCTGCACCGCCTTGATGCATGGCAGGGTTACTGCCTGACGCATCAATTGTTTTGGCAATGTAAGCATCTGTTACATGGATGTCATCTTTTAACTCGCCTTTACCCGGTGCAATATTGTATGCAACCGCATGACGATCAGTGGTGTTTTGAGTGAAACACACTTCAACATTAACTCCATCGCCTTGTGGCCCTGCTTTGTCATTGCGTCCAATCATGTTGCCTTGTAAGGCATAAGTTGGTTGCACAAGTGGCGTATCGCCTCGCACAGTTGCACAATTGCTTGTTGTCAGTTGAACAGTATCGCTTAGCTGTGGATTGTGGTGTTGCTTCATGTCGTATGACATAGAGTAAGGAATCAAGCGACCTGTATAAGCATCTTGACCGCTATAGCCTCCGGGATGAGTATCTGCACATAAAGCCCCTACAGTTCTGTGCAAGCCCTCTGAGTCAAAGCCTGTTGTAACGCTTGAGGCAACTGCTTCCCTCTTTTCTCTGCTCGGCGCAGGATGCCCTTGCAAGCTGTGGCGCTCAAAAAGAACCGCTGCGGCAGGTCTCCAGTCTCCAAGGTATCCGACAACAAACACACGCTTGCGTCTTTGGGCCACTCCGAAGTATTGAGCGTCAAGCACCCTGTATGCGAACCCATACCCGCAGACTGCCAACCCTCCGAGGAAGCTACCAAAGTCCCGTCCATCAGCGGAGGACAGAACGCCGGGGACATTCTCCCAGACCAACCAACGGGGGCGATGTTGTTTAGCAATGGCAAGATAGGTAAGCATGAGGTTACCACGAGGGTCATCCAATCCTTTTCTGAGTCCTGCGACTGAGAATGATTGGCAGGGAGTTCCTCCAACGAGAACATCGACATTTGATTCAATTTTCCACTCCTTAAATTTTGTCATATCGCCCAAATTAGGCACATCTGGATAATGGTGCTTTAACACCGCGCAAGGGAATGGCTCAATCTCAGACAGCCAAGCCGCTTCCCAACCAAGGGGATGCCACGCCACAGAGGCCGCTTCAATGCCAGAGCAGACAGAGCCGAACCTCACGTTTGCTCCACCAACTCAGGCCAAATAGACTGCCAACTGCCCTGGCACACCATCTGCCGAGTAAGCCGCCCTTCACTGGCCTGCTCCACTCTAACAGCCTCCCAAGCTGACATCTCACGCCTGCCAGTGAGACATTGGTAGAGATACTGTTCATTGATGCCAACTTTTTCTGCCAGTTGTCGGCGCTCGTCTGGTGGTATTTGTGTGTTCATAGCCAATAAGTCTAGCAGATTGCTCTAGGTCTGTAATAATTTGGCTATTGGAACAAACCCTTAAGGGTTTTCAGTTTAAATATTTTTAAATAAGTGTTGACGAACTCTAGCAAACTGCTAGATAATCAACCCATGCCAACGAAATAGTTTGTTGGCATCACGCCGAAAGGCCAAAGGAAACAAAATGAACGTAACTTACAAAATCATCAAAGCAGAGTCAGAAACATCAACTGGCCGAATCGTCACTGTATGGCATGTGATTGATACAACCGACGGATTTGTGTGCGACGCATTTGATCTAAAACGTGATGCAGTTGCTTGGGTTGCTGCTTCAACTAACTAAACCAATCGGGGCTTCGGCCCCCAATCTGCCGCAAGGCCATAAAGGAAAAACAAAATGACTAAATTATTCAAAGCTGATTGCTACTTTCAACAAGAGCAGTACAACCCCCGAATTCGCGCTACTGTGCCGCCAGCTTGGGTTATTGAATTTGACTGTGCTTTGCCCAACACAAACGTGCCACCTGTGTTCTTTGGACACACACGCAGAGAAGCAATCGAAAACGCTATCAAAACGCTGCAATCCTTTGGCTTAACTGGCCGCTTAATTCTTAACTAAATCAAACGGGGCGCAAGCCCCCAAAAGCACAACATGAAACACCACAAACACTACCACTACCCCGAAGTCAAGACCGCAAGGCTCACCGCCCGCGCACAAGCAGGTCTTGACCTTCTCACAGCCCTTGCCATTGGCATCAGCTTGGCCGCCTTACTCGTTGCATGGTGGTCAGCATGACAACAGTTTGGATTCCCATCAAACTTAAATTGACACGATGCGAGATTCTTGGCGTATGTCAGTCCAAACACAACCCAGCCTGTAACAAACAATGTCGGAGAGCCGCATGAACCCCACACCTGCCTGCCCACAAGGAATCATTGAGTTCGCCTGCGAACTCGAAGGTGTCGATCTGGTCTGCCATTTGGAGTACGTCCCCGAAGAACTTGGCGCACTTGACGGCCTTGGCTTACGTGATGAGCCTGACTACGCCGAAACTATGGAACTTGTCAGCGCCTACATCAAAGGCACAGACATAGACATTGGTCACTTGCTCTTGCAGGGCCTTGTTGACCACATCACAACCACCGCACTTGAGGATTATAAAAATGACGATCTCTGAACTGGCAACCCTACTACGCAAAGCCAAGCAAGCCGAGAACGAAGCCAAGGCCGAGCGCCTTCGCATTGAGGGTTTGATTGAAGAACAATTCGCCAAGCCCGAATCTGGCGAAGGCATCCACAAGGATGAAGAGTTTTCAATCACTTGGAAGTTGAACCGAACAGTAGATACTGATCGTTTATCTGCCGATTTTGACGATCTGCCAGACAACGCTCAAAGAGCATTTCGTTGGAAGGCTGAAGTTAACTTGGCATACCTGCGATCCCTCTCAGAAATTGACCCTTCTGCTTACAACAAGGCAGCAGTGTTCATCACTAGCAAACCCGCAAAACCATCCATTGAACTGAAAGACTAACATGGCATTCGATCTCTCATCCATCTCCAAAACCAAACGTGTACGCTCACCCAAGATTGTGGTGGTCGGCCAAGGCAAGATTGGCAAGACTACCTTCGCCGCTATGTCTCCCAACGCCATTGGCATCCTGACCGAAGACGGCGCTGATGCGGTGGACGCAAACGCCTTCCCACTGGCTTCTAGCTTGGTGGAAGTTTATGCTGCCATCGACACGCTGATTAACAAAGACCATGACTTTCAGACCTTGTTCATTGACAGTCTGGATTGGCTTGAACCTATGATCCAAGAGTATGTGTGCAAGCAGAACAACTGGAAGAACATCGAGCAGCCAGGCTTTGGCAAGGGCTACGTTGCCGCAGCCGAAGAGTGGCGTAACCTGTTGTCTGGCTTGGAAGTCCTGCGCTCTGCCAAGGGCATGGGCATCATCCTGATTGCGCACGACAAGATCAAGCGCATTGAAGATCCGCTGACCGAAGGCTATGACAGCCACGTCCTTAAATTGCACGACAAAGCCGCTGGCTTAGTCCAAGAGTGGGCTGATGTCATTGGCTATGCAGGCTACCGCATTTTTACCAGCAAAACAGACGCAGGGTTTTCTAAGAAAGAAACCAAGGCCACTACCACTGGCGAGCGCATCTTGCACGTTGAACCCCATCCGGCTCACTGCGGTGGTAACCGCTTTGGCCTTCAGAATATGCCGCTTGACTGGACGGCATTCCAAGCAGCGCTTACCCAAGCGCAGTCTTGATCACCCCA